TTTAGGAGGGGTAAACAGGAGACAACTTGCTGAAGTATTTTCTGAAGGTGGTTTCAATAGTAACAAAGAACTCCTAGAGGCTTTGCAAAAAGTACCTAACATTAAAATAAGAAATGTAGAAGGTGTTCTTAAGAACAACGAGTCTCCCGTGTTGATGGGTAGTTTTAAAAGTGACGCTGTTGACTTGGGCGGCGTTAATGTTGTAACTACGGTTAAACCTGAGGGAAAGATGTTTGTTATAGTCAGCGATGAAAATGATCTTCTTAACATTCCAAAGGTAAACAAAAGTCTTAAAGCTCCTTTAGCAGACAGTAGAATGATTAGTGTTACCACTCCTGTAGAATTTGATCTGTTAAAGATAGCTAAAAAAGAAAAGGGAGAGAATGTTGAAGTCAGCATTCCTTCCGATGCTAAAACTAGAGAAGCTGTTGCTGAGTCTCTTGAAACAGCTTCAGGGAGGAAACTAGGCGGTGGCGCTGGTTCAGCTACTAGGGCTGATCTCGCTGTTACAGAATACATAGCCGACTTGAAACCTGAGGAAAGTGTAGGTGACTTGATAGAAGCTGGTGCTGGAGTAGCAGATATTTTTAAAAAACCATTGACGTTTTCAGGAGATGATGATGAGTAAAAGTAAATCGGTACCCAATGACCCATCTAAATGGTCACAGGCAAAAGCCAAGGCTAAACGAAAGTTCAAGGTATATCCGTCTGCCTATGCAAACGCTTGGGCTGCAAAGGAATACAAGAGAATGGGTGGAACTTGGCGAGGTGCCGATAACCGTGTCAAGAGAAAGACAAAAGCGAAAAGGAGAGCGTGATGGCTAAAGGTGTAAAGCACTACTTCAGAGATGGAACGGAACACAAGGGTGGTATGCATAAGATGCCTAACGGTCAGCTACACTCAGGTAAAACTCATGGCAAGACCAGCAAACGTCTGTACCACTTCGGAGAACTATCGAAGACAGCTAAGATGAAGGCGAGGAAACGTGGCTAAAGGTGGTCTAGGCAAATGGTTTGGTGAGGAATGGACTGACGTTAAGACAGGGAAGCCCTGTGGGCGCAGCGGTAAGAACGACAAACGAGCTTACCCTGCCTGTAGACCTAAGTCCGTAGCCTCACGTATATCCAAGATGGAGGCTAAGAAAAAAACTGGTCCCGGCAGGGTAAACTGGTCTGTCACTGCGTCAGGTAGAAAGCGGAAGAAAACTTAGCCGCATTCTTTCTGGCCTGTCTCAGGGTCTATGAAGCAGGCTGCACCCTCATCAGTATCCTTCTCCTCGCTGACGTTAAGGATACCATAGCGTTTACCGGCTAGTCGGAAGGTAGTAACACCCTTGAGTTTACCCTTCCATCCCTTCAGGTATACATCCTTAAACTCATCAAACGTAACAGCATCACCGACATTGATGGTCTTTGAACAAGCACTGTCAATGAACGGTTGAACTGCAATCTGAATGTTGAGGTGATCGTCAGTCGTCAAGTCGCTCGTCTGTTCTCCTTTCTTCTCAAACATATTCCACACATAGTCCTTCATCTTCATCACAATCGGACCTTCAGGTAGCTGAACTGTGCGGTCGTATTCATAGGCAAACACAGGTTCAATACCACTGGACACGTTGTCGGCACAGAAGCTGATCGTACCTGTGGGTGCTATGGAAGTCAGGTGGCTATTGCGAATACCCTGCTTCCGTATCTTATCCTGCAAGTCCTTAGGCAGTCGAGAGATGAAACCACTAGCCATATAACCCTCTTCCTCAAACAGAGGAAACGATCCCTTCTCTACTGCAAGATCAGAGCTTGCCTCATAGGCTGTGTAGGTCAGTGTCTTCATGATCTTCTTCGTCAACTGAATGGACTCAGGAGAGCCGTAGGACATCCCTAGAAGGGTGAAGGTGTTTGCTAGGGCAGTGATACCCAGACCCATACGACGCTTATCCTGATGGTCCTTATGCTGTTCCTCAAGGGGATATTTAGTACGGTCTATGACATTATCCATAGCACGTACCACATGGGGGATATCAGCCTTCATCCTGTTGAAGTTAAACTTCCCGTCCTCAACATATTTAACAAGGTTGAATGAACCAAGAAGACAGGCACCGTAGGGAGGCAGAGGTTGCTCTCCGCAGGGGTTGGTTGCTGCGATAGTCTCACAGTAGTTCAGAGGATTGTCCTCGTTGACACGATCAATGAAGATCACACCCGGCTCTGCCCAGTCCCAGTTGTTACGCATGATCTCATCCCACAGCATACGAGCATCGATGGTACGGTACTTCTCACCTCTGTACTGGAGATCAAAGCTACCACCTTTCTCCACCGCCCTCATGAACTCATCGGTAACAGCCACGCTGACATTGAAGTTGGTCAGGTCTTTGTCGTTCTTCTTAGCACGGATAAACTCTTCAATGTCTGGATGATCAACACGAAGCATACCCATCATGGCACCACGACGGTGACCCGCTGATACTATCGTCCTGCATACCGCATCAAAGATGTGCATGAACGATACAGGGCCACTAGCAGAACTATCAAGAGATACAATGCGAGAACCGCGAGGGCGAATAATAGAGAAATCGTAGCCAATCCCACCTCCGCGACGCATTGTCTCAGCCGCTTCAGAAGCTCTCTGCATGATAGAGTCCATAGAGTCTTCAATTGTTCCACTGACGAAACAGTTAAGCGCCGTAACATCCCTCGGACTTCCCATAGCAGATTGGACTCTGCCAGCAGCAAGGAACCGCATGTCCATAGTGATCTCTTTATACGCCCTACGATGTTCTTCATCATCCGACATTACTCCCGCTTGTCTGTTAATAGCTTCTTCAAAGCTCTCGTTCTGAAGACGATACTTCATAGCGTGAAGATCGTCACATGGTTTGACTAGTGGTCCTACTGAGTTTCTTCCGTACATATCTGGCTTTCTCCTTTTCGTTTAATCTCTTCGATGGTTCTGTCACACCCTATGCAGACATCCCCTTCAAGCTTGCATATGCCTAAGCATACTTTAGTTTCAGTGGTGTGAAGTGAAAGTGATTTCTGAGAATTGTTCATTTTGATCCAAGTGTGCTTTGAAATCTTCAAGAGCTTCCATGATAAAGTAAGTAACTGTTCTGTGGTTTATTGCTGCCATCTCTTCTATAAAGCACAGAACATCAGGGTCTAGTCCTTCGTCTACCAAAGCCTTGAAGTAAGCTTCTTCTATATACTCTTCCATGATTTACTTCCAATCCATAATTTGAGAAATCTCTCCTGCAATAGCGCCATATCCACATATGTCTATAAAGCTATCGTCTGTGCAGGAATTCTGAACTCTGGCAATCTTAACCAAGATCATCATAACAGCTACGTCAGTCGGTGTAAATTTTACCTCGTCGTCAAAATAGTTGGACCAATAATCTGCAATCCTCTTATGATTTAACCAAGCATCACCATAGTCCTTCTTACGATCTCCGTTAATCAGTTCCTTAGCTTTCTCTAATATATCATCACGTTTCATCACTCACTCCTTCTTAAGGCTGTCCAACTATTAGGATACAACTTTTCACAGTGTTTGTCAATACCCTTGGCTATCTCTCTCGTCTCCTTCTGACTGTCTTCGGCCATCCTCAGGTTACAGATACGAGAGAAAGCGTAAAGAGAACCTGTCCAGAACCATTGCGTATAAGCTGCCTGTGGTAGTACCATCCTAGCTTGCTCAGGACACACACCCTTTTCGAGAAGATAGTCATAGGTCCACATCGCTCTATCAACAGACGATTGGTAAGGGTCCGTCATTAGATTTTTAGGGTTGATGTCTATGATCTCATTGGACGATCCCTGCTTCTTGTCCTCTGAGTATTTCCGCCACACCTCTGGAAAGAAAAACTCAGGAGTAGTATCGACATATCTACGGGATATCTCGTTCCAAGCTAGACCCACCTGATGCTTACCCAGTTGTCTGGCTACGAAGATGGGAGCCTTGATTCTAAACTGTAGCTGGGGGTGGCTAAAGGGGGACCAGTGTTTGTGCTTGGCGAGGTAACCTATAAGATCAACATCCTTAGGCTTCATGTATTTTTTTACGACACCATCGTCATTCCAAAAGTTCCACTCGGAACCTTTATCAAATGAAACTCTGGCAGCATTTACGACAGTGAGATCAGAACCCATATTGTCTATCAGTTCAACATTCATTCGTCGTACTCCCTATTATACAACATAACGTCGTCAAAGTCAAGATCATAAATTTCTCTTAGAACATCGATACGATCCTCAAGAACATCTGAGAATCTCTCTAGAATATCCTGACTAGACAACCCCAGCAACTCGCACAACAGAGGAGGATCAGTTACCTCTGATAGTCTCTCAATAAACTCTTTAATTGGTAAAGGCATCTGTAATATCCTCCAAGGTATACCACTTGAACTTCTCCTTCTCACACCATTCAGCCATCGTCATCTTGCTACCCTTCCTCAGTTTCTTGTTGGGGTTATAAAGAAGGAAGACTAGCTGCTTCTTCTTAGGGAGACTGTCCCTTATGGCTTTGTATTTCTGAGTGTCCCCTACTCTAAAGAAACCTTTAGCTTCCACTAGAATATCAATCCTGTTCTTGTCGTTACGACCTACAAAATCAGGGATGTAATTCCGATGGACGACGTAGGGGACTTTCTCAGGTTCGTACTTACAGTGATCCTTTAGAAGGAGTCCCGCTGTTTTCTCAAAGTTATTCCGATACTTCGGAGGCACTTTTCTTAGACCGAGTAGCTTTGGTTTCACGGGTCAGAGCCTGAGTCATGCCGCCTGTCTGAGACACGAAGGGACTACCTTGGAGAGTCCATCCGTCATTCAACAGTGCAGTTATCTGCTCCTCAAAGCGATCATGTCGGGGCGTGTTGACTACTTTAAATTCAATCATAGTTGTTCTCCTCTTGGTCTAGGTTGATCTCAGGGTAGGCATTACCCTTTCGATTTTTTGGTACGTTTACGACGGTAGTTAAGAACTTGGGACCAGAGCCAGTATGAAAGGCGCGGACTTCTGGATAACAAATTCTCTTGTATTGGCAGTAAGAGCAGGTAGTACAGAGTTTTAAGTTTCCTGATTTCCCATCCTCCTGTGGAGAGTAGCATCTTGAAGGTCGGTCTTCCTGCTTTACGCACTTTTTTACGTGTTCTATCCTTTCCTCTATGCTTTCTGAAAAGTGTTCGTGCATTGGATCGTCCTCGTTATCAAGGTCGTACTCAAGGACAGCAAGCTTACCGCTGTCACGATCCATTGCCAGCCATGCCCACTTACGTTCTCCCTCTGCATGGGCATACGCCTTGATCTGATCGACATAACCAAAGTCATCGTTGGCTGCTAGTGTACGGTCCTTGAACTTCATGAGTCCGTACTTGGTGGTGGACTTAACGTCAGTTACAATGCCGTTGATCTTACAGTCCATGTGACCCACCACACCACCGACAGATACAGCCTTTTGCTCATCGGTCACCTCATGTCCAGCCAGACGGGTGAACAGGAGGAGCATCTCTTCAATCATGTGTCCGTACATAAACTTGATGAGGGTGTAGGGCTTGATACGCTCACCACGGTAGCCGTTGTATGCAAACCACTGGACCAGATCGTTCTTGCCTACAGATGAGAGGCGAAGCTTACGTCCGTCACGGGGACCGGAGGTAGGAAGGAACTCCTTACGCATGATGTCCTTCATTGCCTCACCGAACTTGTCGATCTCAGCTTCAACATCGACACCCTTGTCAGAGTTACGATCCTTCATGAGGGTATAGATATCTTCTACGAGAGTGTCGATACTTTTCATTTCAATCTCCTATTTTATGGGATGTCCCAGATTAATGGGTAGCTGCCCAGTTGTGTCCGACTTTGTACTCACCGTCCAGTGGGCATCTCAAATCCAACCTGTCACCCGCCGCCTTGATACACTCTACTGCCAACCATCCAAACTTTTCTGCCTGAGTTTCCCTAACTTCAACTTGAAACTCATCATGGATATTACCAACAAAGCTGTAGTCTATACCATGTATGATAGCATACTCATTCAGTATTGTCAATGCTTTCTTCATAACTATTGCACCGGCTGACTGTAAAAGTGTATTCAAGGCTGCGTGTTCACTTCGGATTATCAATCGTCTACCGTCTAGTCCTCTGAGGTGGCCCCGCTTGGTTGCCCGTATGACTCGTTCCCGTAGAGTTCGAAGAGATGGTGTGTTAGAGAGAAACTTTTCTTTAAGTTCTGCTCCGTCTCTTCGAGAACCACCGACAATGCTTCCGATCTTGGCATCTCCTGCGCCGTAGAGGAAAGCATAGATAAAAGTTTTAGCGTTGTCTCTTGTTGAAAGGCCAGCAGCTTTCTGGTTTGCTGTATGTACGTCTCCGTTCGTGACTTCATGTGTGTACTCCTCATCGTTCATGTAGTGGGCTAACATTCTAAGCTCCAAGCCAGCGGCATCCACACCTACAAGCTTGAAACCTTTCGGTACTGTCCAGCACTCCCGGCACTCAGTACCATACGGAGAGTAAGAGGCAGGAACCTGTGCCATGTTGGGGTTACTGTGCGTCATCCGTCCCGTGACTGCACCAATCGTATTGACCCTGCCATGCACTCTGCCGTCTTCCTCTACCGCTTCTATCCAAGACTGAACCTGTGCTGATCTCTTCTGTAGCAGTAGATACTCAGCGATTAGTTTGGCTTCGGGTATGTCCACCTCAGATAGAATACTCTCGTCAACAATGGCATGTCCTTTCTCCGTGAAAGAGGA